GTTTTTTAAACTCATTATATACTAGCTACAAATATTTCTACATCTACATCTGTTGTCGCTGTTGGTCTTACTTCTAACTTAGCTATGTCTGCTAAAGAACCATAAGTAGGAACCGCATCAGCTTCTGCCAACATAACATCATCTGCTCTAGCTATAAGGTGAGAGTTCCCAGCAGGTATTAACATTGAATAGTTAGAAGCTGCTCCTGCTACTCCTATTTCTATATCATGGGTTGCTGATAAATTAGAAACCCTTATATATCTAACGTTCTCTTTGTCTATTGCTCCTGCACTATCATATACATTTGATGAAAAAGTTGCTATTGTTGTTGTTGCTGAATGCGGGCATGTTATTACCCTTTCAAAAGTATCTGTTATATCTGTAACTGTTAAACTGTTTGATGAACCTCTTAAAGCACCATTAATGGTTACACTTTCAGATACTGTTACTACTAAATTTGCCATAATTGTTATTTTTTATTTTTATCTATTTGTTTTAATTTTCTTATCGCCCATTCAATTCCTGATGTGCCGCCCCATGCATCCCACATTAAACCACCACATCCCTCACTATATGGAACGTCTTTATTTTGTTGATGTCTTTTAAATGATGCCATACGTGCTATTGTATCTCTGCTTATTGGCTTTCTATCTGCTAATTGTGCTGAACGTGTCCACCCAACACGTGTTCCGCAATCACTACCATTTTCTTCTTTCCACTTTCTTGCACGTTTAGCGTTGTTAGTTGCTGATTGTGGGTAGTCATTATAACTAGCCATTTTAATACTAACAGCTTCTGCCATGTCTATTACATCATCATAACTCATAGCTTTATGGTTATCTTTGGTGGTATTATTTGTATCTCTATCTTCCATATTTTAAACTTAAACATTAGTAACCTGCCCCTGCATCAGTTACAGGAATATTACAAGTATCAAAGTCATTCATTACTACAATTCCAATTTGGAACACTTGACCACATAGCATGTTATCAAATCTTTCACTAAAAGGCTCTATTGTAAACTGATCCTGTGTAAAGTAAATAGGAGCATTAATATCATCAACACCTTCTAATGATTGCCTTGAACTATGCCTTAACATTCCTATAAAGTCTGTTGCTATTTCTAAAGTTTGATTATATACTTGTTGTTCGTTGTTTTTATTGTCTATTAGCTTTGTTAATCCTTTTGCGTTGTAGGTTTGCCAATTGTCTTTCTCACTTACCAAGTCCATAATAAATATTTGGAAATTATAAACTAACTCCGCATCTCCTGTTGTTACATTTACATAATTTATGTGAAGCAAAGGAAATAACTCCATCTTTTCTAAATTCACATCATAAATATCCCCAACAGATACGGTCTGTATTTGCTGATGATACTCTCCTAACCTAGCTAGAGTTTCTATTACGTTGTTAAATGTCTTATTAGCTACTGCCATGTTTTACTTTATTTTGTGAATCTAAATCCGTTTCATAACTTAACCACGTCAAAGCCTCAAAAAGATTTAATTTCGTTATTGTTTCTAAATTTACTATCTGCCCCCCTGCAAGTCTATAAAAAACCCCAAACCATGACCATTTCTCGGCAAAGCTTTCTGTTGCTATTGCATCTTCATTTCCTTCGTGGCTTTTATCAAAAATGACTCCAAAGGAATTGACAACACCCTTCCGAAATTCCAAAAAAAAACCAATGCACTTTGCACTTGCTCTGCTGCCATTTTCTTCATCTCTTCCGCCCTTATCTTTATATTCCCATCATACGCCTCTATGGTATAAACACCATTAGCCCCCTCTTCTGTTACAGGTCTGTATAAAATAGCCATAATATCTGGCATAAACTTATACATGTCCTTTGTAAGCATGTGTTCCAAATCCGCATACTCTCCCAAACTTATTTGGTCTAAATCAGGATGGAATCCATATTTTTTGCCATTTACTTCTATTATCCTTTTTAAAGAACTATCCTGCTTTCTTTGTAACTCTGCAACCTCTCCTAATATAATTGCTACATCTTTTATTGTTAATTCCTTTATTAATGTTTTAGGAATATTTGATAATGCTGCAATTGTTTCACTCGCTTCTTTGCTCTTTCTTCCCTCTTGGAAATCCATCAGCTTTAACCACTTTTCTAACGTGACATCTTTCCAACTCTTAATTAAATTAAACTCTTTTTTCTTTCCGTTCTTTTTAATTCGTACCTTCATCTAATATATAATAGAAATAGTTAATATTTAGTTTTTTTATTATCTTTGCCACGTTTTCATTTCTCTTGTTAGGGGGTTGGCGTAATGCCGCCCCTTTTTTATTGCACAAAATACTTGCCTGCATTTGGATTGTCTAAATGGTAAATTACGTTATATCTGATGCCATCTATTGCATGATTGTAATTGTCTATGTATAGCTTAGAGCCTTTGTCCTGATATGCGTAATTATTCAACTCCTTAGCTATATTAGTTGATTCAGGCGTTATGACTAATTCATAATCTTGCATTCTAGTTATCCCACTTTCAATAGTTCCTTTTTTAACAGGCTTTATATTTACTCCTAAATGTTTTAAGTCTGCTATTAGTCTAGGTTCTGCTGAATCTGCAATAATAAGTGTGTTGTTTACTTTGTCTAATATTAACTTAGCTAAGTCATGGCTCTTTAATCCATTTTTATAAATATGCTCTTTAAGATATATCTTCATCTTTCTTTTATCAATAGCTACTTCTGTTAAACTATCAGGATCAACACTAAAGCCAAAGTCCATACCACATGATGTCTGTAATCCATCAGGATTAAACTCTCCTATACTCCAATTATCAAACACAACCCCCTCCGCTTTGTCTAACCACCCTCCCATTATCTTATGCTGATACTTTTTAAAGTTCCTATGCTTTATAGCCTTAATACGTTCTAGGAAGCTGCTAGAGAGATTTTCTTTGTTGTCTAGGTATGTACTGTGGATATAACATACATTGTCTTTAACGCCATTAAAACCTGCTTCTATGCCTTTATCTTGAAAGAACCTCCTATATATCCAATGTTCTTTGGTTACAGGATTTAATATTAATACTATTCTGTTTTGTATATTCTTTTCTCTAATACTTAAATCAATAGTATCAAATATATCTTCATCAATTAATTCTTCTGCTTCATCTAACACCCAACAGCTAATGCCCTGTAAAGATTTTAAACTTGCAGTTTGATTACCTGCTGAAGTTCTGATACCTCTAAATAATATATCTGATTGGTTACTTGTATTTAATACTTCTGATTTATTAATACTAAATACTTCATCAAATCCTAAAAGTCCTATCTTTTCTAAGAACTCAGGAATAATTGACAAATGTGCTGATGTCATTGTGTATCTTGTAAAGAGTATTCTAATACCCTTAGTCATAGTTAGTAAAGTAAGAAAGACTGTAGCAGCAAAAGACTTTCCTGATCCTCTACCACCTGTGATGATATAATATCTAGCATTGGATTCAAATAAAGGATTGTATTTTTTATTCAGTATCAGTTTCTACGAATGTTATTACAGGCATATTAATAGCTTTATCCCCTGATGTTAAATCTACTCTGTTAGTTTCATTCCAACCAAGCCTAGTTTTTGCAGCGTGTATTACAACTGATGGCACTTTGTCCTTTACACATTCATAGTATTTTGACTTTATGAAGTCTTTTTGTATGCTTTCTATTTCTTCAACTTTAGCTGCAAATTCTTCATCTTCTTTTAGCCACTTATAAAAGTTTGTTCTTGATAAGTCAGTTGCTTTTAACGCCGTAGTAATTACTCCTAGTGAACTCTCTAATGCTTTGAGCAATCTCTCTTTGTTAATCTTTGTTCTATTTTGTTCCATTTTTAATTGCTTTTTGTCCTGTAAATTGTTCCCATCTTTCTATTATTACATCACAATACTTTTCATCTAATTCCATTCCATAGCATTTTCTATTTAACTTTTCTGCTGCTATTAGTGTTGAGCCACTTCCTAAAAAACCATCATAAATTATATCTCCTTTAATATGGTCTTTTATTATTTCAGTTAAAGTGCGTAAAGGTTTTTGTGTTGGGTGTACTCTTTTACCACTTTCGCCTTCTCTTATCATTCCGTTCCATAGTTGGTCATAAATTCTTATAGGAGTATGAAAACTGCACCAAGCCATTTCTCCATCTGCAAATGTATTTCTTATATCTGTATTAGCTCTTTTATTCCAAACTAACCAACCATCACTAAAAGGTAAAAAGTCAGTAAAATAATTACCCCCCCAAATAATGAATTTATCCATACCTAAAGAAATACAAGTGTTATAAAATTCTTGTGCTGTTTTTGTTGTATCGTCAGCAATAACCTCTGAATACTTTCCTTTCTTAGCAATACCAAAATCAGCTCCTACCTTTTCATTTTTAACTACACTAATACCATAAGGAGGGTCTGTAAATACCATATCAGCTTTTTCTCCATTCATTAGTTTAGCAACATCATCTGAGCTTGTGCTATCTCCACACATTATTCTATGCTCTCCTAGCTGCCAAATATCTCCCCTTTTTACTTTGCTTTCTTTTACTTCAGGTATTTCATCATCTTCTATTAGTCCTGCTTCAGCTATTTTATCATCTTCATTTTCCCATACATCTAAACCCCATTCAGCAAGTTGTACGCTATCCCATTCATTAGCTAACATATCCCATTCCCATTCTCCAAACCCTACATTGTCTTTAACTATAAACTCTTTCTTTTGTTCCTCAGTTAATCCCTCAGCTACTTCTATCCATACTTCTTTAAGCCCTGCGTCTTTACTAGCCTTTAGCCGCATATTACCACCAAGCACCATCATATCTTCATCAACTACAATTGGTCTTAACTTTAACATCTCAGGGAACTCTTGTATTGACTTTACTAGCTTTTTAAATTTATCGTTCTTGATAATTCTAGGATTCTTAGGGTTTCCCTTAATAGTGTGTATCTTAACTTGTTCTTTCATATTATATAATAGAATTTAATTAATTTTATTTTCCACAACACATATTGTGTCATTATGATTCCCTCCGTGTGCTACAATAAGTATTTCTATTTGTTCAAAACCATTTTGTTTTCCAATACCATTGCTGTTCCAACCAAAACTAATAACCTTACTTCCTTTTTTTGTTATTCTTGTAATTTCTTTTTTGATATTTCCCCAAAAGCTAGATTGTGTTGTTTCCATATTAACTGTTTTACCTAACCTCTTGTAACATTCTGCAACTTGTCTAGGGCTGTAAGGTGGATCATATAAAACTAAATCTACTGAATTTGATTTCATTTTTTTTAAAAAATCTAAAGCATCTAAATTGTAATCAGTATTGTATTGAGTGTCTAAGTCATTTGTGATAATAGCTAGTTTATTTTCATTAGCGAAAGGGTCAATACTTACAAAATCTTTTTTATAACTAAACAAATTTCTGTAATTATATCTATCAATTAAATTGCTAAAAGGCTTTATTTTAAAAGTATTTTTGTTAGGCATAGCCCACAATTTATTAATTATCATAAATATTATTTATTACAAACTTCATTAATCAAATGATTCATTTATACCTCTCTCTCCTATTAGCTTTTCTTTTGCTCCATCCCATAATTTGTCATGTCGTTTTTTTTTACTTAGTGATGCTTCTGTTCTTTTAATACTTGGCATTCCCTCAACAGGATCACTATC